CTGTCAACAAGGCCTGGTAACCCCTTGGCATAGTCGCTGGCTGATGAGCGGCCTCATCAAGGGGGAAGGACGAAAAGTGATATACTGAAGTAGTATCTTGTGGGCATCCACAGACTGACTTCAGACTGTTTTTGTTGGTCTCACGTTGTTACTGAATACAACGCCAACGGGGCATCAGTCGCCTATCCTGCCTAACGCAAGGCATTAACCGTAGGGATAGCCACGGTCACGGCTATTTTGTTTGTCGGTCTAGCCGCCGACCTTCTTTTGTGTGTCCGATTGTCACCATCGGACACGGATAGTATTCTCAAAGTTATAGGCGTGTTATCCCATATCTGTAATAAGTCTATATACAGCGTGCAATAAGATACCTTATTGCCGTTCAGAACACCACTGTATATCTTTTCACTGTAGTCTAAGGGCACTACAGCATCACAGGGCTACGGTTGGAGACTCTCAAGATATGCCTATGAGTCTTGAGAGTCTCAAAGGTTACCATATACTGCAAAAGTATAACCTTGCAACCTACCTACAAATATATCTTAGCACATTTAATTTTAAATTGCAAGCATTATTTTTAAAAAAAAAAAAAAAAAAATTCCAGCTCCAGGACACATTGTAAACCGCCCACAGAGCCATTCTACGGCTTTGTCTACAGCTTTGTCCATTAGAATGTCCATCGATTTCACTGTTGGCTGTACAACTGTACCACTGTACAAACCCACTGTACACCCCGCAGACCAGCCAGTGGAGCCCATTTGAGCACAACAGTACACACTGCTGTACACAAACCAGAGGACGTACTAAGTTAGCCCTATGAAAACCTGCAGTTATTCTACTGGACACATTGCTCCTAAGGAGCCTACAGAGCCATTCTGCAGCTAGTCATAGGTACACACTGGAACCCCTGTGTTTATGCGGGGGTACGGCTACACGAGGGCTACCACGGGGATACAGGGGTGCTCCAAAGTGGCTCTAGGGGGGCATCTCGGTGTGTACGCCGCCGGGGGTACCCTAGAAGATTCCTGGAGTAAAATTCCTAGGGCACCCCCCGATATAACACAGGGCAGGGCACTCAGGAACCACTGGGCACCCTTGGGAAGACCTAGCTCTTTTTTCAGACAGACAGGTTTTCACAACTGACACGCCAAGGCCCGAGGAAGATAACCACAGGCCCCACACGTATCACCATAGGGCACTTAGTCACCTGTGGAGGTCCCAAGTCCTACCACAGGTCACTTAGTCACCTTAAGATAACCTAAGGAACCCTTAAGACCTTAAGTGTACCTTAGACCTTAAGTATTCCTTAGGATACCTTAGGAACCTTTATTCCCTCTCCGGTCCTTACAACTGACCTAAGAGACAAAAGTGGTCCTAAGACCGCATCACAAAAGGCTAGAGCTACCATTTCCGGAGCCTTAAAATCATCAGGGTTATCCATAAAGAACACTTCCCATAACAGAGGATGACTAAGGCTCCCCTTAGGCACTCTAGTCCAACCAAGGGAACCCCTAGCACTAGAGAAGCCTAGCTTCATACCACGGTTCCTAAGCCCTAAAGTCTTAGCTACCTTGGCCAAGAGTTTACTACCTATGGCAAATCCCTCAGTATCACATACATTATAGAATATCTCAGAGCCACTAGCTTTACCATTGAATACATTATGGTGTATCTCAAGTAACACATCGTTAGGCCCTCTATAATCTCTATGGACTATCTTAAGCTTATCCTTAAGACTAAGCTCTGGATCAAGAAGGACTACACCGTGGAGCCCACCTTCAGGTACCCCACGCCTCAATAGCTCCTCATAGATAGCCTTGGCTACCTTAAGATTCAGATTGAACTCAAAGAACGCACCCCTGACAGCACCGGGGCTACCAGAGGTATGTCCACTAGATAAAACTAAAGTCATAACAGTTCCTTTCTAGGTTTGTCTAGCTCGTTGAACTTAACACGAGCCCTACCAGAAGCCGAAGTTAGGGGCAATGGTAAACCTTTAGCGTCCTTCGCTGGATCCAATTTAAACATCTTGGATTTATCCAACAGGTCCTCTATAGCTTTCCTACGTTCTTCGAGCCTAGAGGCCTCTAGGGCTTCCTTAGTATTAACCCCAGCTGTACTCATAGCATAAGCTATAGCATGACTCAGAGCATCAACCCTATCGTCATACTTAAGACTACCTCTGTCCCTAGTTAACCTAGAGAGTTGGTACATGAGTGAGTAAGCCCGAGAGTCACCACCATCATTGATGTCCCTCTGGGTAGCACCAGCATCCACAACTAACTTATGGTTACGTATGACAGGCTCAAGGGTCTCAAGTATCCTAAGTTCCTTCTGACCTGTAGCCTTAACAGGAGTTATAGCCACAGGATATATTGGCTTCATGTGGGCTCCTAAGATCTGCCCAAACATTCCACCACCATAGTTCTCCTCGTAGACAACCTCATTCACCTTGTGCTCACTAGCTTTAAGAGTAAGCTGGTCCAAGGTGTCTTCACTATAGCCATCCTTAAGGCCACCCCAGTCCAACAAGAAGAATCTACCGGCCAGTGTGCCAAGGATAACCCAAGCAGTCTCATTGTCACCTTTGCCACTAGGGTCTATGACCATGAACTTACGTTCGTAAGGTCTCCAGTCCTCACCTGTAAACATAGGTGCTCCAAGGTAGTCTCCAGTGAATCCAACCCCGGGAAAACTTGTTATCCTATACTTATCTGTGGATGACCATATAGTCACCATAGGCCCACTGTTGCTATCCAATGATAAGACCATCAAGTCCCTCAGTTTAATAGGATACCTATCAGCATCACTAAGGGATGAATCAAGCATCATCTGTAGTCTCCAGGCGGCCTGTGTCATCCCAGCTTCTTTCTGAAGCAGGATGTCCTCAGGAAAACGTGAAGGCTCAGTAGGCTGTCCCCCTAGGCCATTGTTGACCATGTCCTGTATGATTGGACTCAGGTGGTTCTTATAGATAGGCAACTCATGTTCATGAGGAACCCTTGCCGGCCACACTCGACTATTGTAACCACGGCCCTCCACAACGTTATACACAGACTCCTCTGTCTGGGGAGTCCCAAGCAATACTATGTCACCACCTGGCAGAAGGATACTCTCGAACTCACCAAGTTGAGCCAGTAACTTCTCTCGTCCCTCTACTGTATCACTGTTGGCTGGTGTCTCTATATCGTCACCAATGATCTTGTGGGCACGAGAACCAACAAGCATAGAACCTATGGATGAAGCCTTACAGCTAGGTGCAATGTCAGGAGGTGCTCCCTTAACGTTGAACTGCTGGATACCCCAGCGTACTGTCTGCTTCTCCCAGTCACTCCAGCGTAAAGGCTCGAGTACCGAAAAGTTATCTATGGACTGACGAATGAACAAAGATATTTCATCAGCCTTACGCTGGTTACCACCAACGATAAGGAAGCGGGTATCTCTACAGCGTAGCAAGCACCACTCGCAGTAGGCCGCTGTTATCCAGCTCTTGGCGATACCTCGGAACCCTGTGATGAGCAGTCGCTCACCTCCGTGCTGGAGGAAGTCCGCAATCTCAAACTGTAGCTCAGTTGGTCTTGGGAGCCCGAGCCACCGCCATTTAACCTCAAGGTAAGCCTTGAAGTTATTAAGTATATCTTTATAAGTTATCGTGGACATAGTCTAAGTACCCCCTTGTGATGGTGTGTTATTGTCGATTACGTATGTGGCCTTTGGGGGCCAGTTCTTCAATTAGACTATTGAGGTAATCGTTAGGATCAGTAGTAGCCCCAAGTACCATATCCTCACTAACACTACGTCGGTGCAGCTTGAGGAAATCTATGGCTGACTTTAGATTATCACCTTGGCGAGCTTGCTCTAGTAACTGCTGGGCAACCACAAGTAACAGCTGGTCAAGGATCTCATCCAGTTCTAGCCTAAGTTGTTTCTTGTTTCCTTGATTATCTGAAGTAGACATTTATTATAGCTCCTAGTGTTGAACCCAGTGTACTGAAGATTATTCCTAAGAGACTGAAGACACCTATCCATATCCCAGGGTTCATCCGGGAGTCTCGTAGTTCTTTTACATCAGTCTCTAACCTTCTGATTCTGGACTCATGGTCCTGATGATATTGGCATAGGTGAGAATTTTCCATTTGTATTTTCCTTAGTTTCAATTAGGAGGCCCGTGGCTGAATCCAAAAGTACCAGGGTGAGTAAAGTGTCCACCCTAGTACTTATGAATCAACCACGGGCCTCCTAAGTGCCTTAAAAACGATATTCTATTTCAGTTCGTAAAGTTCGTATTCTAAGCGTGCCCAAGTTCCGATTACGGCTATAATAAGAACGGCTCCTCCAAGTATTTCCATCTTAAAACCTCCATTGTATTCCGATTTGTTTCTTGAAACTATCTTTGATTACGTATATAAAAGTGTCAGGTGCAACGGGCTTAACGACAAGCCCGAATTGCTGACCTTTTACTT